AACTTGGCTTGGCGATAACTTTGATTCCGTTCTTCTTTACGGTGCTTTGGTTGAGGGTTACACCTACATGAAAGGTGAAGCTGATGTCATAGCCAACTATGCCAAACGGTACGAAGAAGCCATGATCCTTGCTAAACGTCTTGGTGATGGTATGGATCGCCGCGATGCCTACAGGTCTGGTCAGGTCAGGATGTCGGTGAACTAATGGCTTTTACTGGCAACTACACATGTAACTCCTTCAAGCAACAACTGTTTGAAGGAGATTTTGACTTTTCTTCTAGTACTACGCAGACCTTTAAGATAGCTCTCTACACCAATGACGTTACGCTCGATCAGACTACGACGGCTTATACGACTACTGGTGAGGTTGTGGCTACAGGCTATACGGCTGGTGGTGAACTTATCACCCCTTCACTTGCTATTGATAGTTCCAACGGCATTACTTATGTTGACTTCACTAATGCTTCTTGGACTGGTGCTTTTACTGCTAGGGGTGCTTTGATCTATCGTGATGATAGTGTAGTAAAGCATGCCATTTGTGTTCTTGATTTTGGTTCAGATAAGACTTCAACAACGACTTTTGTGGTTGAGTTTCCTCCCAACACCAGCACCGGCGCACTAATAAGGCTTGCATAATGAGCACTCCTGTCGGCTTTTTTTCTGAGCCTCCAAAAGTTGTAATCGCGCCTATTCCTCCAAAAGATCACGAGACTTGGGTAGCCGCTGAAGAAGTAGAGATGGAGGGGTCATTAAATATAGACCTTGAAGTATTGAAAGCTAACGTAGCGCACAATATCCGGCTAGGCTTTCAGCAGATAGCCCCACATCCTACGAACGACGTAGAGGTTATGATTGTTGGAGGCGGACCCTCACTTGCCGAACATATCGGCACTATCAAACAACTTCGGCAGCAAGGTGTCAAACTAATCACGCTCAACAATGCGTACCAATACTGTATTGACCACGGCCTTATGCCTTCTGCTTTTTTTATGGTGGATGGTCGTGAGTTCAACAAACGCTTTTTGACTACGTTTGTACCGACCTGTAAGTATTTTCTTTCTTCTCAGTGTCATCCGTCTGTGTTTGAAGGCATGCCTAAAGAGCAGACTTATATTTGGCACACAAGTGCAGAAGAAATTCAAGAGATTTTGGCGACTGAATATAAGAATTGGTATGCGGTGCCGGGAGGGTCTACAGCATTGCTTCGTGCCATTCCTATGTTTAGAATGCTAGGGTTCAAGCGGTTTCATATTTTTGGATGTGATTCATGTTTGGAAGACGGTAAGCATCACGCTTACGCGCAAGCAGAAAACGATGGCCTTCCAGTAGTTCCTGTAAAAGTCGGTGGAAAGATCTTTTACTGTCATCCTTGGATGGTCTCGCAAGCTAGAGAGTTCATTGACCTGATTAAGTTCATGGGTGACGTTATGGAGCTTCAGGTTTACGGTGGGCTACTCCATCAAATTTTAGTCACTGGGGCGTCAGACGCCGATATTAAGGAGTATTGAAATGGCCGCTTCCGCATGGCAACTCTACAACGACGCCAAACGCTATATCGGCAATGGAACGATTCAGCTTGGTGTTAACAACTTTAGAATGGCGCTTTTCACAAGTGCAAGTAATACTTCGACGTTTACGTTGAGCACATTTGGTTCTCTGACTAACGAGATCGCTGCTACTGGAGGTTATGTCTCTGGTGGTAAAGCACTCGTACCGGCAACGGGGCAGTGGACCACTGGAGCTTCGGCTAAGCAAATGAAGTTTACTTACTCGACAGTCGGACTTACCTTTACTGCTTCGGGTGCATCGTTAACTAACGTAAAGTACGCAGTGATTTTTCAATCTGCTGCTACGCTTACTGACGGTAAACTTGTGTGCTTCTGCCAGCTTTCTTCGGCGCAATTCACGGTATCTTCACCCAACACGTTGACGGTGCTTCCTGCTGCAACGGGCGTTTTCACCCTTACCTAAACTAGGGGGTCGCGGTGGCGACTACTGAAACAGGTTGGGGCCGAGGTACTTGGGGGTCTTATGGCTGGGGTGTGGGTATTCTCATCACCCCCGATACCGGCGCTTTATCTGTTGCGGGGGCAGCACCCACAGTCATTGGTAACCGGCTCATTACGCCGGGGACAGGCGCACTTAATTTAGCTGGCGCAGCTCCAACTCCGTTTGTTTCTATACCTATAACCCCTGCTACGGGGGCAGCAACTTTTGCTGGTAATGCTCCTGAGATTTTCAGAGAGTTCTTTGTAACTCCTGCGACTAACGACCTCACCTTCACAGGTGCGGCTCCATCTCTAGCAACAACAGCTAGTCCTGCAGTTGGGGCGGCAACTTTTGCCGGTGCAGCTCCACTTGTAGTTACCGGGATAACTATTCAGCCTGCATCAGGTGCAATAACTGCAACTGGATCAGCACCTGAAACACGTACTGACTTCTTTATTACCCCAGCAGCAAACAATTTAGTTTTTGCTGGTAATGCTCCTGTAATTGCCCAAAGTGCCATCCTCACACCTTCTACAGGATCACTATCTTTAGCCGGTGCAGTACCAACGGTTCTTGATGGACGGGTAGCGATTCCTGGTACAGCCGATCTTATTGTTTCTGGCGCTGCGCCAAATCTAGCTTCTACAATCCAACCAGATACAGGCGCAGTTGCTATTCAGGGTTATGCGCCAACTTCTAGTACAGGCGAAGTTATAACGCCTACTGGAGGCGCGGTTCTTGTTGGATCAGCCCCAAGTGTTGTAGTTAGTGGTATTGTCATTACTCCAAATACGGGTGCGCTTGTTGCCACTGGAGCAGCCCCGACAATTATTAGAACATCGGTTTTCCAACCTTCATCAGGAACGTTGAGTTTAGTGGGCAGTGCGCCTACAATTAACAATCCAAATTGGACTCCGATTGATGATTCCCAAACCCCTAATTGGGGCGGTATTGATACATCTCAGACACCCAATTGGTTGCCTGTAGCAGCGTAAGGAATAAACATGGCAAGTACATACTCAAACCTTAAATTTGAACTCATCGGCACGGGTGACCAATCAGGCACCTGGGGTACAACGACTAATACCAACTTAGGCACAGCGATTGAACAAGCCTTGGTTGGTATGGCGACGATCAGTAGCGGATTTACAGGTTCCCCACTGACGCTAAGCCTCACGCTTACAGATACCAACGCTGCTCAAAATGCACGAGCGTTAGTACTTAACTTGACCCAAGCGTTGGGGAGTGCTGGTACACTTGAAGTACCTGCGATTCAAAAGCCCTACATGATTATTAACGCCACGGGACAAACCGTGACGGTTAAGGTTTCTGGACTGACGGGTGTTGCTGTACCGACAGGTAAACGCGCTTTTTTATACAACAACGGTACAGATGTAGGAAGCTTTTTTAACTACGCAGATACATTGTCTTTGGGTACAGACCTTGCAGTGGCTGACGGTGGTACAGGAGCTTCGGACGCTGCTACAGCAAGAACTAATCTTGGTCTAGGAACTATCTCCACACAAGCAGCTAATAACGTAAGTATCACAGGCGGTTCGATCACAGGCATTACTGATCTTGCAGTGGCTGACGGTGGTACAGGATCTTCTACGGCTGCGGGTGCGAGAACTAATCTTGGTTCAACGACGGTTGGTGATAGCTTATTCACCTTAACAAACCCATCCGCAATCACTTTTATCCGAATCAATGCAAACAATACGGTGTCTGCACTTTCTGCTGCTGATTTTCGTACAGCAATTGGTGCGGGTACAGGCGCAGGCACCGTCACATCGGTAGCTACCACAGGAACTGTCAACGGTATTACGCTTACCGGCGGGACAATTACTACCACAGGCACCATAACCCTTGGCGGTACGCTTTCCGGCGTCAGTTTGACCTCTCAAGTTACAGGTACGCTTCCTGTAGGTAACGGCGGTACGGGTATTACATCAGGCACTTCTGGTGGGGTTCCTTACTTCTCCGCCTCAAATACGATTGCTTCTTCTAGTGCTTTGGCAGCTAACGCGCTTGTGATTGGTGGCGGTGCAGGGGTTGCTCCAGCGACAACCACTACAGGCACAGGCGTAGTCACCGCTATTGGAAACAATACAAATGCTGCAAGTGGTTTGGCAGTTTTAAATGCTAGCGGCAATCTTAACGTCGCTCAGGGCGGTACAGGAGCTGGGACATTCACCGCTAATAACGTGCTTTTGGGTAACGGCACCTCTGCATTTCAAGTGGTGGCTCCAGGCACAAGCGGTAATGTGCTTACTTCAAACGGTACGACTTGGACTTCTTCGACACCGGCAGGTGGCGCTCTTACCAACAATACCCGACAAGCGGTTACGTCATCCGCCACCACAACAATTGACCTAAACAGTGGCAACGTCATTGATCTGACGATGGCCGCAAATATTACGACGCTGTCCTTTACCAACGTGCCTGCAAGTGGCACGCCGATCTTAATTCAGATTATTGTAAAAAATGCTTCGGATGGAACTGCTTACACCATCACTTGGCCAAATTCTGTGTATTGGAGTGGTCAATATAGTGAAACGACAAATCAAGGCACGCAAATTTCTCCAAGCTTTGCAACTGGTGCAAATGGAGTTACGGTTATAGCGTTGCTTACAACAGATGGCGGAACAAAATGGCGTGGCTGGGTAGAAGCGACAATTACAGGCGGCGTTGGTAATAGTTTGTATACATGGGGATTCAATAATGCTGGCCAGTTGGGTCAAAATAATACAACATATGGGTTCTCTGTCCAGCAAGTTGGCGCATTAACAAACTGGGCCGTTGTAACAATGAATCCGTCTTTTAGTGTTGCAATTAAAACTGATGGCACATTATGGACTTGGGGCGGCAACAACTATGGTCGACTTGGACATAATGATACGGTATCTAAATCGTCTCCAGTACAAGTTGGTGCATTAACAAATTGGTCTACAGCAATCCCCAATAAGTTTGCGTGTTCAGCTATTAAAACTGATGGCACATTATGGACTTGGGGTAAGGGCAGTTTTGGAGTTCTTGGCACGAATAGCACTGTGAATACAAGCTCTCCAGTGCAAGTTGGCGCATTAACAAATTGGGCGTCAATATCTTCACCTGCTTATGGCTACTATTGCGCCGCTGTTAAAACTGATGGCACATTATGGTCTTGGGGCAATAATCCCCATGGTAACCTTGGACATAATGATACGGTATCTAAATCGTCTCCAGTACAAGTTGGTGCATTAACAACTTGGTCAAAAGTAGCTACATCTACTTCAACTATTGCAATTAAAACTGATGGCACATTATGGAGTTGGGGTCTTAATTTCTACGGTCAACTTGGACATAATAATAGGATAGATAGATCGTCTCCAGTACAAGTTGGTGCATTAACAAATTGGTCAAAAGTATTTGATAGACAAGGAGTAAACGATTTTAGTTTTGCAATTAAAACTGATGGCACATTATGGGGTTGGGGCTATAATAGCAGTGCTCAACTTGGGCTAAATGACAGAACGAATAGGTCGTCTCCAGCACAAGTTGGCGCATTAACAACTTGGCTTTCAATAAATGCCGGGGGTGCAGCAAGCGCAGGCATTAAAACTGATGGATCGCTATGGTTTTGGGGAACGGGTCAAGCTGTCCTTACTCCGCTTGGAGGTACTGGTAGGTCTTCTCCTACGCAAGTTGCAGGACTGACGAGTTGGGGTTCGATTACCTTTGGTGGTGGTTCTTCTGCGGGAGCCACAACATCAGTGGCAAAAGATCCCGCATGATGTACTTTTTATCCGGCCTTCCTCGTTCGGGGTCAACGGTTCTTGCCGCGATCCTTAATCAAAACCCTTTGGTGTATGTCACGCCAACATCAGGGTTGATTGGCATTATGGGAGCAGTGGCGGAAAAGTGGGAGCGTGACAAATGGATTCACGTTCAAGGCCGCAACGATGATGACATGGTTCGCATGCTTCGTGGCTTGATGAAGGCCAAAAACGAGATCATTCAAAAACCCGTCATCATTGATAAAAACCGCGGATGGCCTGCGCCGCCAATTATGAAAACGATGACGAAGGTACTTGGCCAGCGACCCAAAATCATCGCTACGGTCAGAAACGTGCCTGATTGCATCGCTTCTTTCGTGCGAGTGGTTAAGCCTGAAGATACGCAAAAGTTCTTATCAGAAACGCACCTGATCAATGTAGTCAAGACAGGCTATGTGACCTTACATGCAGGCATGCTGGAAGATCCGTTGTCTTTTTGCTTGATTGAATACGAAAATTTACTTGCTGATCCAGAAACGCAACTGAGACGCATCCACGATTTCTTAGAGCTTGAGCCTTTTGCTTACAATCTTGACAAGATCGAAGGCTCCATCGTTGCTGAAAAAGACGATGAGGTGTGGGGCATTCCTGGTTTACATGACATCAAGCCTAAGCTTGAGCGCCAGCACAAACAAACTGCACAAGAAGTTTTAGGGCATCGTTATAATGAATTTAATCAGCCGCGCTTTTGGCTTGGTGAAACCGAAGAGTCAATGCCAAAACAACCACTGGATCTGCAGCTAGAAGCAGGTCGCAGGGGGGACTTCCAAAAGGCTTGGGAAATTGCTCAACAGCTTGAGCGTACTGAGCCGCAAAACCACCGCGCAGCTTACAACCGGGGTTGGTATTTGCTCATGCAGGGCAAACTGCAAGAGGGTATGCAGTTGCTCGCCAGGGGACGTATTGAGCAAGTATTCGGTAATGCCAAACCGCAAGTGCCTACGCAAATTTGGGATGGTCAACCAGGGCAGATTGTGCTGCTTTACTTGGAAGGTGGCTTAGGCGATCAGATCCATCAAATGCGCTTCGTGCAAGACATTACAGCGCGTAAGTGCCAAGTGATTGTGGCTTGCTCGCCTGAGCTTGTAACGCTGTTCGCCACCATCCCAAATGTGCGTGCAGTAGTGGTGCATGAAGCTGCTCCGGGTATCTTTCATCACGCTTGGGTGCCAGGAATGTCTGCTCCTATTCCGCTAGGCATTGAGTACAAAGATGTGTGGGGCAGAGCTTACATTCCTTGCCCGCAAGTTCCAAAGTCAAAGTTTCGCATCGGCTTGCGCTGGCAGGGCAACCCGAACTTTGAGCATGATCACCGAAAGTATTTCCCACCTGAGTTGCTCTTTAATGCTGTCAAAGGTCATGACGTTGAGTTTGTGTCTTTACAGCGCGATGAAGGGTCACAGCACCGCCCAGAATGGATTGCTGAATCAAAGCTTGACTCGTGGCTTGATACGCAACAAGCGGTTGCAAGTTGTGATTTAGTAATTTCTTCTTGTACATCGGTGGCGCATTTGTCTGCTGCGATGGGTGTGCCAACATGGGTTGTGGTGCCAATCCTGCCCTATTACATTTGGGCGCTTCCGGGAAATCGTGCTCCTTGGTACGATTCGGTGCGATTGTTTAGGCAAGTTAAATACGAAAGCTGGACGGAAGTTTTTGATCAGGTGCGTGTTGCACTTGGCGACTATTTGAACGAGGTGCATCATGGCAGGATTAGATCTGTGGGTTAAAGTTGAGGACGGCAAAGTTGTGCAAAGGGCAAATCCTTTGCCTCCTAGCGTGCAAGCCTGGGGCGCAGATAAAGATGCTTTGATGCGGTCAGGCTGGTATCCCGTGGTATCAGTTAAGCCTGATTCGATGGATTACGCCACCGAAGTATGGGAGTCAGAAAGCTACGAGATCAAAGACGATCACGTTGTTTGGACGCTGATTAAGCGCTCTAAAACACAAGAAGAACTTGACGCCGAGCTTGCGGAAAAATGGCGTTTGTGGCGCATGGAACGTAACTTTCGTTTAGCGGAAACCGATTGGATTATTGTTAAACACCTAGAAGCAGGACAGGCCGTGCCCGTAGAGTGGACGACTTATCGCCAAGCGTTGCGTGATTTGCCTGAAAACACAAACTTTAATGGCATAGATTGGCCCGTGAAGCCAGCATGAAGTCGCTGTTCTTCAGCTATGACATGGCCGTGGATCGGGCTTATATCATCCGCATTCAAGGTCACGAAGTCTCTGAGCGCAAGGCTGACGAAGCCGCCAAATCATGCGCATCCATTGGGATGCCTTTTGCTTTTTGGGACGCCTATAACGGCATAGAAGATCCCATCAAGCCACCGGCGCATCACAGTCAAGTGATGAACATGATTAAGGTTACGGATCACTATCTAACTCGCGGCGAAGTGGCTTGTGCACTATCGCACATAAGTCTGTGGGCTAAATGCGTGGAGCAAGACAAACCAATTGTGATCCTTGAGCATGATGCGGTCATGCTTCAGCCTTACTTGCAGCATTCGGTCTATAACTCCATTTGCTATTTAGGCTGTCACGAGCAAACGCAAAAAGGATGGGCTGTAATGCCAACACCGCCGCATGCAAGCGAAGGTCCAAACTATCACTTTATTTGCCGCGCTCATGCGTATGCAATTGATCCGGCGGTTGCCAAAAATATGGTAGCCCACGCTATCAAATATGGCATATCGGTCCCATTAGACATTATGCTTCGCGCTGACATCTTCCCGATTCATCAGATGGGCGTTTATGCTACGGATGCGCCGGACAAGACTGAGACAACCATACTTGGACGCCCCAAGCATGGCCGAAAAACAGATCGCAATGACCAACTAGCCGCATGAAAAAAATCCTTATCATGGGCCTGCCTGGAGCAGGCAAAACTTTTATGGCTGAAGCATTGAAAAAGCGCTTAGAGGCCAGTACAGACATTCCCGTGGAAAAGCTTGCGCAGTGTGAAGTGGCACCTAGTTATTGGCATCCCAAGGTCAAGTGGTTCAACGCTGATGAGGTACGAAAAAAATATAACGACTGGGATTTCAGCCGTGAAGGCCGGATTCGGCAATCAATACGGATGGCTGAGTTTGCACTCTCATCAAATGCTGACTATGTTATTTGTGACTTTGTGGCACCGCTGCCTGAGATGCGGCACAACTTCAAGGCCGACTGGGTTATCTGGATGGATACCATTGATGCTGGCCGGTATGAAGACACCAACAAAGCTTTTGTGCCACCTGATGTTTACGACTTTCGTGTCACTGAAAAAGACGCTGATAAATGGTCTGACTTTATAGCCGACCACATTCTGAATGACCGCCGCCGGCCACGGTTTGATTGGCGCAAAGAAACCGTGCAAATGCTTGGCCGCTGGCAACCTTGGCATCCTGGCCACCGTGCATTGTTTGAGCGTGCGATTGCCAAGACAGGTCAGGTAGTGATCCAGATCCGTGACTGCCAAGGCTGGAATGGCTCCAATCCGTTTGCTGCCGAGCAGGTCAAGGACTTCATCAGGCGCGATCTTGATCCGCTTTATCAGGGTCAGTATGAGATCCAGTTAGTGCCCAACATCGTGAACATCACCTATGGCCGCGACGTGGGCTACAAGATCGAGCAAGAGACCTTTGATGATGCGATTCATTCAATCTCGGCTACTAAGATTCGCCAGACCATGGGCCTGAAATGATCCCCAAGATCATCCACATCGCCTGGAACGATAAGCATGTCTTAAGGAATCGCTCTCCTTTAATCGTGGAGGGCGTTGCTCGCCTTGCTGCGATGAACCCCGAATGGGACATGCAAATCTCTGACGATGCGGATATTGACGCTTACCTGCAAGCGCATATGGGTGAGCACTACCCTTTAGTAGCCGAAGCAAGCATTGTTGCCAAAACAGATATTTGGCGTCTTTATAAGATGCACCACGAGGGCGGACTCTACGTAGACATTGATCGCTATTGCAATGTGAAGCTTGATGAGGTTATTCCAGAGGGCGCTAAGCAGGTGTTGCCCACTTGTCGTGAGTACGATTTCTCACATGACATCATGCTCAGTGAGCCTGAGAATCCTATCTACAAGACAGCGATCCAAGCCTATATAGCAAGACGAAAGGATGGGCATGATAGTATTTATTTCTTGGGTGCTCAGACGTACATGCACGCCATAACATTTTCCCTGTTTAATAGAATTATTAACACTAATCCGGGGAAAGAAGAATTTACGTTAATTAGGCGAGCTATTGATAGCTCAGGTGTTATCCGCACCTATCGAGAAGATCCACCGCATCAAACTTTTTTGTACCGAGAAGGCACTGCCCCTCAAGATTGGGAAGGGTTGAAACGAACGTTTTATGCAGAAAACGGCCTGCGTCACTGGACAGGTGAATGGTGAACTTTGATAAGCGCATCATTGTTGTTGATGACTTCTACCCGGACTTTGATGCGGTTAGAAAGATCGCGCTCGATGCTGAGTATGAAGAGCCGGGTTCGCGCAACTACCCTGGCCGCAACAGTTTGCAAGCCTTTTGGTCGCTTGACCTTAACAACCGGCTCTCGCAGATTACAGGCGATATAGTCTTTCCCACGCCGACATCAAGCTGCGGGCACTTTCGCTTTACTTGCGAGCACGATACCTCGACGCAGGTCATTCACTTTGATCCTAAGCCTCAGCAAGTCTGGGCGGGGGTTATTTACTTAAGTCTGCCTCAGCACTATGCTGGCAAACAAGCAGGTACGGTGATGTACCGCCACCGCAAGTCAGGTATGGAAGTAGCGCCCAAGGACCACCTGGAAGCGCAAGCCATTGGTGTAACAACGCACGATGACATGCTGAAGTTTTTTGAGACGGAAGGAAAACAAAAAGATCAGTGGGAGCCGGTGTTTGATGCGCCGATTCGCACCAACCGTCTTGTCTTGTTTCGCCCGTGGATGTGGCACTCAATGGGTGAGCATTTTGGGACCGACGTGACCAATAGTCGGTTAACGCAACTGATCTTTTTGAATGCTCTGGGGACATGATGGACGATAAAACCCACGAACTAGCGGTTCTCAAAGCGCAAGCTAAGATCAAGCTAGAGGAACTCAAAGCTCAGGATTCGGCTAAAGAAGTTGCTGGTAAAGCGATTGGCGAAGATGGGCTTCTCTATATCTTCCTTATCGTGCTCGTGGGTGTCGGCGCATCTCTGTTCTTAGAAGGCGAGAAGATCGCTGCGGTCATGGGTCTTCTTGGTGCTTCACTTACTGCGCTCATTCAAATGCTAAATGGCATTGCTGGCACTGCTGCTAAGCAAGAAAAGCCTGAATTTGAAGTCATCAAGGATCTTATTCATCGGCTTGACAAACTAGACCGTGCCGAGCAACCCATGCAAGTTGATGTTGAAGGAAGCAAAGTCACGGTCAAGAAAGGTGCCGATCAGATTACCGCAAGGGGCGAACATGTTTGACCTTCTCTCAGGTGGTTTACTTGGTTCCATCTTCGGTGGTCTCTTCAGGCTTGCTCCTGAAGTCCTTAAATTCCTTGACAAGAAGAACGAACGCGCTCACGAGTTAAGCATGTTTCAACT